AGCTTGCCGCTTATCGAAGGCAGCATTCATGCGATTGGCAAGCTCTTGTTCAGCAGCATAGCGTGCCTCAGCAGCGTTCTTCTGAGCTTGCTGTTTCGCCAATACATCTTGATGGTCTTTCTCTCGCTTGGCCGCCTGATCGGCGTAATAACCTTCAGCACCGGCACGCAACTTATCCATCATTACCATGCCATCGTAAAGCTCCTGCTGAGCAGCAATAGCAGCTTTGGCAGCTTTGTCGGCATAATATGTGTTGGATTTCTCCGTCATCATATCAATGATGGCGTTGTACTGAGAGGCAGCTTGTTGGGCAGCATCTACTTGGGCTTTGGAACTATCCTTAGAGGATTGAGCAAGCTTAGTTGTACTCTTTTCGGCTTTCTCGCCAGCCGCTGCGAGGTCGTTAAGTTGTTTAGTTGTCGCCTCGATACCCGACCCGGAAACCACGACTTGTAGTGAGCTTGCCTCTAGTGCCATATTTAAGCCTTTCTAAATGCATTCAACGCATCGCGCATCTTTATTGCCAATGCAATCTTGTCTACTTCTTCATCTTCTTTTTGTGGTGCGTATGGTGCAGGACGTTTCGGGTCCGTTGCACGAGATGCTTCAGCACAGTATGCTTCTGACATCTTCTTCAGTGTCTGCCGCTCCCAAAGAGTTAGCTCTAGCTTGTTCTCTGTACGGAAGGCTTGCAACTCCTGCCAAGATAGCGGAGCAAGGCCCATGCCAGTGCTAGTTCCTTGGCCTGATAAAAAGAATAGCTCCTTTAGGTGTGCATAAGCCGAGGGGATTTCGGGCAAATTTACCTCTAAAGGAGCTATTGTTGTACTGCTTATATTGTCTTCAGGTAAATCTGAATCTATTCGTTCTTGAATAAGAGGCACATTGTTTTGAATGGCCTCTAGTCGAGAGCAGCTTTGCTTGTCAGGCGTAGCACCAAGCCACGCCATTTGTCTGACATATAGCAGAAGCTGTTCTTCGATTATTTCAAGAACGCCTCCGTCTTTCCCAAGAACTCATTAACCTGCGTTTTAATCCAACCAAAACGCTCGTCCGAGTACAGTTTACGGAAAGCTTCTTGGGAATCTACAGGCTCGCCGTCAAGCGTAAGATTCTCAGCAGTGACCGACAGAGCAACAAGGAAGTTTACGCTTTGTTCGCGCGCCTCTGCTGGAGTGGCTTCACGCTTGCCGCGCTTCGCTGCTGCTTTCATCATCGCGTCCACAGCGCGTGCATAGGTTTGCGAAGCTTGGCCCTTGAGGATAATTTGTACAGGCTTGGTTTCTTCCTTGTCAGCGTACAGTGGCATATCAGTTGCCGGATGGGTGAGGTGCAGTGCAGCTTGGTCTTCAAGAGCGAGTTGATTGAGTTCGAACGACATATTAAAATTCCTTTATGGTAGAGTTGTTAGGGGCTATTTTGCCCCTCAGTTAATGAAACTATTAATTCTTCTATTTTTAAAATTACAAAATTGTTGTCACACTGTAAAAATGTTTCTGTACAGCCGTCAAATTTCTCAGTTGGGGATTTGTATAATGACCTTAAAATTTCTAAAAGTTTCGTTTCCAATCTTAGAGGGACTGCGCCATCGCAGAAACTAAACTCCTTTAAAATTTCAAACTTTTTTCCAGATGTCTTTGAGACACTTTTTAATCTTTGTATCAGGTTGTTGTTTGTAATCCCGATTTTTGTGTAATCGTCTGCCACTAAAACATACAGACTACCAGCCTTATTTGGACGATATCCGTTCTTAGCGCACTTGATACAACCGCATCCTACTCGGAACGATGTAGCACCTATTAGGAAGTCTCCATGTTCCCTGCAAGTAACAGTGATTTTATTATTTTTACCGGTGTAGACAACTTTATCTAAGATGTAAGTGTCACCGTGTATGGAAACTACATCGTCTAAGAATGTTTCAGACCTTTTTGCAATTTTTGTGCGCGACTGCTCTTTTCTTGAGCATTTAGGGCACCCATAAGTAAGTGTTAAGTGGCAAGTTGGAGTCTGGTAAAACAACCCATGCTCATGACATCTAATAGCTACTTTGTAATTTGCACCTCTGTACTCCACTAAAGAGTAGTCATACCTACACCCAAGCTTATTAACCGCGTCTGCTACGAATTCTTCAGTCGTCTTCTTTCTCGTCATAAAGTTCTTCTTAAATATTCTAAACAAAGAATGCTTAAGAAGTGCTTTACCGACACTTCTCACAACATTTATAGAGGCGCTTCACAGCGGTACTCTTGTTACTTAAAGAGGGCGTGAGCCCTCTCCTATTAGAACGTAACCGGAATCGAATCCAGTTCGATGTCAACGTTCATTTGCAGAATCTGCTCCGCAGTTCCTACTGTGGTGGGTGTACCAAGTACGATGCCTGTAAAGTAGTCCGACACCCCAAGTGCGGTGGGATAGACCACTTTAAACGACTGCGAGGTCCGATTGTTAGCAGCAGTTTGCAGTGCAGTGACATCTGCCCCAGCGTGGCGAGCCAAAGTGACCGAGAGTGTGCCTGCATCGACACTTGTTGCACGTTTGACAACTACTGCGGTGTCAATCGGAACGTGCTTCACGGTGCCCGCTTTTGCACCGAACGTACCCATATTGCTGACCTCAGCGATAAGAATCCAACCTGAGACAGCAGTATAGCCAGCTTGGTCAAACGAAGAAGGGAGGTTAGGCGAGATATACAGTTTTGTAGTTGCGCTAGTAATAGCAGAAGAGCCAGCCATTTTATTTCCTTTTAAATTTTAAAAATTAAACCCACAGCCGAGCTTTTACGCCCGAAGCTCCGGTGACAGTAACAACGCCCTGCAACCAAGCAGAAATATTGTCAAGTTTTACTTGCTTAGTCTGACCAGCAGCCAGAGCAACGTTATAGCCAGCGCTGACATCAACAGTCTGCCCAAGACCCTGCACAAACAGAGTGGTAGAGCCACTACCGTCAATATTCGCAGTAAGAGTGCCAGCGGTATCATTCGTAAGCTCTAGCACTTGACCCGAACCAGCAACATAAGTAAGAGTGTCCGAAGCGGATAGCACAGTGGTTGTAACGGCTACAGCAGAAGTAGCTGTGCTGACGTTGTTGGTTTGCGTAATAACAGCCATTTAAATTCCTTTAGAATTGGTTAAATTTCTTGCCTATATTTCACCCTCACAGCAGCCATCCTGAACTTTGCATCCTGCATAGGAGGACTAGCATTCGGAGGAGATTCTACTGAGAAAGTTGTGTATCGTTCCTTGTCATTCACAGGGAACAGTGCTATGATGTTTTCTGTGAGAGCTTCAAGCTCCCGCATGCCCTTGCCGTCCAGTGTATAGCAATTGATTTGAAAGGTGCCGTACTTCCTGATACGAGAAGCATCCACCGTGGCATTCATTGACGCGCTATCTAGGAACAAGATTTCTAGATAGGGGCCATTGGTAGGCTTAACGAAAGGGACGCCTTCGTATGCGATAGGGATGGGTGGCGTTTGTGCTGCTGCAAATGTTGCTACAGCCGTTTCAGCTTCTTGCCGAATGTTCATATGATTGTCTTCAGATAGGTGAACGAGTTAGCCACAGGTGCATACACTCTGCGCATACCAGTCCAAGTCCAACCGGAGATTGGGTCTTTACCAGCAGGCCAGCCAGCGTATTCGACACGGAACGCATAATTAAGATTGTTGGACAAAGAAACAAACCCGTCCTTCTGAAAGAAAGCATTGCTTTCCTTAACAATGCTTTCAATCCTAGCTATGCTATCTGAACCGTTGCTTGTAGCTCCAGTGATGCTCATGTCGAAGCTGTTCACAGCAGGAAACCAGTTGGCAACAAAATGGCCCGCAACATACGGGCCGTCACCTACATGGGGAGAATTCTGAACAATACGGACAAAGTATTGATAGGCAACCCAAGTAATCTTGTAGTTCACTTCTTGCAGAACACGTTCGATGTTCTTCTTAAGATGGTCTGAGAATACTCCCAATGCCTTCTCCTTTAATTCAGAATTATATCATCAACAAGGCTTCTTGTCAAATTTTACGCACTCTTAGTGATGTCTTGTTTGTAGATGTATGAGTCTTTCACAAGTGTGCGTTTGTACCCTTGTCCATCCGTCATCTCAATATCAAAGTAGAAAAATCCAATTTGATTTGCCTGAGCCTCTGTAGGGGCAAACTCTACAACACCTGTTGCGGCGTCTGTAATAACACCGTCAAGTTGGTACACTTGTGTTGTAGTATCTACGGGGTTCTGAACAGAGTTAAGTGTCAACTTGAAAGAGCAACCCGCCAGATTCACCACATCACCTGTTGCTGCATTAGAGATGGTGAAACTGTCTGCGTAAGTATCACCCCTAGTTCTAGTTATTTGCATAAATGATTCCTTAGTTAAGGGAGATGTTATATGGGTTGCCAGACAGTGTGATTTGGTACGGAGATAACACAAGCGCAATATTAAATTTATCGCCAATCGCCGTGTAGTGGACACCACCTTCTGTTGTGCCATGCACTGTTGATGTGCCTGTGGCATTGCACATTACCGCTGCCACTGTTGCTGTTATTGTACTTATTACGCTAGTGCCAGCAGAGAACCCTGATGATTGCACAATCATCATTGTAACAGGTTGAGAGTTGCTTGTTCCTGTTGATGTACCCTGTGTCGTGCTTACAGAGTTTGCACTTGCTGTAACTGCGCCATTACCTGTCGTATTGCCAGAAGACGAAACAACTGCTCCGCCGTTCGCGTTAGCTGTAGACAATCCACTAATGGTGCCTGATGCAATAATAATGGTATTACCAGTTGCATTTGCAGAAGACGCTCCAGCAGAAGAGCCACTAGCAGACACGATAGAATCTTGCTGTGCATTGCTACCTGTGCCGCTAGCAACAGATGTGCCGTAAGAAGCTCCATCCACTTGCCAAATTGCAACTCCCTCGGCTGTAACACCAGACAAGCAAACTACCGAACCCTCAGTTGAGGTAATCGAGAGTGTTACACCTGTTGCGCTGGATATGCTGTCAGCACTTCCAGATGTTTGCCAAATACTGCACGAGGTTGCTGATACATTCGCCCCGGCGACACTAGAACCTGATGCTGTTACGATTGTGACGGCAGATGCAGATGCAATAGATGATCCTGTAGAACTGCCCGCTGCCGCTACAGTACCAGATGTTTGTGCTGTTCGCGGCCCTACTCCAAGTGGTTGTGTTCCGAGAGGTGAAAGGCCCAAAGCCATATTACACCTCTGGCCAGCCGGTTAAATAGTCGTAAGCAATAACATCTTCAATTGACACCATCGCGGTCACAGCATCCCTGTGTTTCCCGTCTGTCCCGCCAATTGCTGTTTCACACCCGATGAAGCGAGATGCATTAGTATTCACCTTACTAACAAGTTCTGCCACCGATATTCCTCGTGCAGAAGCTTCCGCTGAGAGCATAGGGCATTGTGATGGATCACCTGATGCATTAAATTTTGCAGCTTCCGCTGCTTTAATTGACCAGCTTGCCATTTCACCAGCACTCACTGTGGAGACTACTTTGTCACGAAGAGATTTGGCGTGAGCAGAAATGGCATTGCATTTTTCTGTCTTCACATAGTTCAGGGCATCACTTTCAGTGTATCCATTGATAAACTCTTGTGCCACAATAGGATCACTGGCAAATTCTCCTGAAGAGCCACCTTCAATCTGAATACCTTTATCTGCCAAAGCTTCATACATACCCGGAAGATACCCCGCAGGAAGAATGATTCGGCAGTCTTCGTTTTCGTAGATTCTCATTTGAATAACCCCACTACTTGCCCACCTCCAGACCGCGTATATGCGTTAGATACACTAGCATCCCCGGTAGATGGCAATGCGCCGTAAGTGGCAGATTTATCGAACATCATAAGATCACGGCCCCCACCAGACAATGTACTGCACAGACCATGACCGAAATGGGATAATCTCCGCAGAGAAATAGCACCACTAGATTGTAAGCACAGCCAAACAAAACCCGAAGGCATCCAGAAAGGAGTTGCCATTGTCACAGCCCTAAAGCCTGTAGCGCCAGTGTCAATTTGAGATGCAGAAGTAAATTCAGTGAGAAGATTTCCGGGACCACCTGTGGTTAGGTCTAAATCATAAACACCCATGCGCAGTGTCGAAGATACCACTGCTGTTGTAACATCTACAGCAACTTGAGAAAAAGGTCTTCCGTAAATATACTCACACGGAATATACAGGCGCGAACCTGCTGTCATAGCGTAGGCTGCTGAGTTACTATCGTAAGTTACACGAGTATTGAAAGGTTGCCACACATCAGAGTTTGAAGATGTGACATTAAATGTGCTAGTAAGTGGTGCCTTCTGCGTATTTGAACCACCACCAAATGTAATAACAATATTGGCGGCTGTGGAACCGAACGTTAATGCTGTCGGATTTGATTTGTTGTAGGTTCCACCCGACGACCACGTTTTTAAGATGTTGCTGCGCGTCAATACGTTAGTTGCTAAGTTAACTGTACCGACTCCAGACTCTTCCTTCAGCAATGAAGTAAGGGTGGAGTCTGTGTACTCTGCAATCTGGTATGCCATCGCCAACGAACCGGATGTGCCAAAAACATCAGTAGGTTGCGGAAAGCCATCCCCCCTGCTGGCAAGCTGCAATGTGCTCGCACCCCCTGTTCCGTTATGTGTGCAGCGAAGAGCGTCTGCAAACATAATCAGTCCTCGGTAACCAGATTTGCAGCAGTAGTAATACGTGGAATTACGCCTACAGCCATAGTGATGTTAGGTGTGAGCGTGCCGCTATAAAGAATCTTACCAGTACCCGACGAAGACGTACCAATCGAGAAATGGGTGAGTGCTGCGCCCGGAGAGGCTGTACACGAGGGGAAGTCGAGGTTGCTAACAAGATTAACTGCGTTGGCAGTGACCGTGAAGCCTGCCGAAGAACGGGCAACACTCATGCGTGTGTAGCCTGTATATGCTGTTTCGCTGGTCGTTTGATTGCCTGCTTCGCCCGGATCAGCAGTGTGCAGAGCAAACCACAGATTGCCAGCAGCAGCACTTGGTTGAAGCCCCGCTGCGTCACCAATGTTAGCGATTGCAACATTGTTGAAGATGAGCTTCATGTAATCATTTTCATAAGCATCCGATTTGCCTGCCATGTCTATTTCCTTTTAAATTTATTCACGAACGTACAACTCATATAGAACAGCACCACCGGCTGTCATAGAGGTGTTAAATTGTTTTACAGTAACAATCTTGTAAGACACCCCATTAATCTTGATGAGGTCTTTGTTGGGTTTCGGTACAGGCATCGTCACTCCTGTTGCTTTTTGTGGAGGTTGGATGTACACTTGTTTATCGCCAGATTGCACAAGAGTGTTCTTCTCTTCTCCTAATCCTTCAGTCTTGCGAACATAGTCTAGAAAGACAGCATTCACTTGGAAGTTTTGATATGTAACAGAAGCTTCAGATGTGGACGGGTCATAAGCACCAAGCGTAGCAATTTGTAGAATTGCTGTAGAGCCGAATTGGCGCATCATTTGGGAGACGGTACGGTCAAATTGGCTGATAATCGTCATGCTCAATTCCCGTTAATATTGCCGTTTACAACAGCACCGCTGTAAGGGTCGAATGGACCTGTAGAGATTTGATGCAGGCGTTCGTCCGAAGTTGGATGAGTGTAAGCACCGTTGAAGTCTTCTTTGAATTGCAAGATTGGGTGCGTTTCGTCTGCGCCTGCAACGTAGGGAATAGGGCATGTATTTCCGAACGTAGGGTCTTTTAGAACTAACAGCAGGTAAGCTTTATATTGCTCAAATGCTTGTTGCCCATAAACTTCCAACACACCCATCTTACTTTGCGTGTTAAAAGCCAGCCCTGCAAGTATATATTGCCCACACAGAATTGTTGCTGCCCTAAGATTGCCATTGCTGTCGTCCAGAGCAGATTGATACACTTCGTCAGGAAGTTGGGGAATGTCTAAATAATCACCTAGTCTATAGCGAAGCTTCCCGATTGGTGAACTCAGGTCGATTAGTGGCATGTTTGCTCCTTAATAAATCTCCTTAGCATAAGAGCCTCAAAAGAAGCTCTTACAGTCAAGAGACTTAAGCTCTCGTGAGAGAGCTTAACATTCTTAGTTGCTCGACGTAACTTTGATGATCGAAGCAGGGCGAGTGGTGAAATAGAGAGGAGCGGCTTCCATCTCAAATTCAACATACTCATCGCGCGGATCAATGTATGAGCGAACGAACAGTTCTTGGCCCGGTTGGTTAGCTTCCGACAGTTTAGCCGAAGGACCGTTATAGCCACGGAACAGGTCTTTCACACCTTCTGCGTAGGCGATGCCCGACGAAGCAGCAAATGCATCTTCAGTGGTGCCACCCGGCAGATTGAATGTTGCGTCATACGAGACAAATTTAATGCCGCGCAGAGTGAAATGGTCCATGATGCCCCACTTCATGTACTCGGTGTTGTCGTCACGCAGAACTTGGTTGCCAGCACCATTCGCCATGTAGAACTGATATGCATTCTTAACGTTTGCATGCGAAATCAGCTTGTCGTAGAACACCGGATCAACCAGCACCGAAACACCCGAAATAGCGCCACCATTCAGGACATTCTTAGCGATAGTGGTTTTCAGTTGGCGAATAATCGAATCAACGTTGGTAGTCGAAGTACCAAGCAGGAAGTCGATAGTGGTTTGGGTAATACCGAATTCAGAGTACATATCAGCCATTACAGTGCCGTCCGGGGTTTTGAACACGCCCTTCAGAGCTTGCAGCTTCATGTATTCCTGAGTCTGGTCCCATGCAAGACGCATGTCGCCCATCTTTTCAGCAGTAGCATTACCGTATGTTTCCTCATCGGTCGAACCCGGAGTGCGCCAGCCTTGGATGTCCTCATTGGTAATGCGATCAGCGTGTTTGAAGTATGCCAGCTTCAGTGCGAAGGTGTCAGCCTTACGCTCGTGACCTTGCGTAGCAGCGTGAGCGCCGCGATTCACTTGCGGCAGCAGGGTCGTGGTCTGGTAGTCTTTGTCAAAAACGATAGCGGTTTGAGCAGTCGATTTAACGTTGAACAGGTTTTGGCTATTGATGTAGCCGTATTGCAGCGGGGTTGTAGTAATGCCGTCAACGTAATCGGCATTTTTGAAACTATTGAAATAGTCGCGGATAGTCATGCTCATTGCATTATTCCTTTATTTATTAAACTTGAGTACGAACGTGGATGTTCTTAGCGCGCAGAGCATTCTGAACAATGGTTTGGTTGCCCGAGGTGACGGTATCTTTGTACAGCAGACCTTTATCGGTAACGCCAGCGTGACCCTTGTACAGCACCACCAGTTGATAATCACC